TCAACGTCCACAACTTCATTTACGTTAGCAACGGCACTGAATAACGCTGTTGTTGCTGCTGATGATTGGCTTCTGATTGAACCGGCAGCCGCAAGTGTGTTGGATTTTAACGCCACCTATACTGATATTAAGTCTGAAGCTGCGGCGGGTGGTGAAATTGTAACGGGAATCATGCACTATATTTCGGCACCTGGCATAGATTTCCAGCGTCTTGACAGAAACAAGCATGACAATCTTTATGTCCCTCATGCGAGGTTCTATCATGATTTCTGTATTCCATATAAAAATGCTTGGACTACCGGCATTACTGCCGCATAAGGAGGTGTAAAAATGGGTATCAGCAGAGGAATGATGATATCGGAAAATTTTGGTGACCTCCTTGATGTCAGGTTATCCAAGATTTATTATGAAAAAATCAAGGAACGCATTGACAAGGGCATGGCTCCAATGTTGTTCCGTAACCAGCCTGTAGGTGCAGTCCCCGATTACCGTGTCAGCGGTATGGGGGGATTTTCGGATTTGCAGGACTTTGACGGGTCGATTTCTTACGATGCGCCGTCACAGCTTTTCGATACGGTCTGTACGTTTCCTGAGAAAGCTTTGGGATTCAAGATTCAACGTAAGCTGTACGATGATAATCAGTTTGGGAAGATAGACCCGAAGGCTATTGGTATGGCTACTTCGGTTGCTCGTACCGATGAAAAAATGGCAGTTACCATCTTTAACGGTTCCTTTACTTCTACGAATCCTACGGGGCAGAGTGGTGGAGATTCTACTTATCTTTGCAGCGATTCACACGATTATTCTCCTGATGACGGATCTCATCTTGACAATAAGGGAACGAGTGCATTTGCCCCTGCTGCGGTTGAAGCAGTCAGAAGGATAGGATTTACCGATATTCTTACTGATCGTGGTGAGCTTGCGGATGTCAATTATGACCTCATTCTTGCTCCGGTTGCGTTGGAAGAGGATGCTTGGGAAATTATCCATTCCAAGGGTAAGGTGGATACTGACCATAATAACGCCAATTTCCATTATGGCCGGTATAAACTTGCTGTATGGAATCGTCTTACCAGTGCAACAAATTGGTGGATGATCGATTCTGAACTTCTCAACGAGCATTTCTTCAAATGCGTCAGGATTGCTCCTGAGTTTGAGATGGACAGGGACTTTGATACGAAAGTCGCAAAGTGGTCTGTGTACCAGAGGATTTCCTACAATTATGGCGAATGGCGGGTTTTGTACGGCTCGTTAGTGTCGTGATTACAGTAACTTAACCTTTTTGATGTGTGGGGGGGTTGCCATCGGGATAATTCCCCCACATCATAACAGTATTCTCATGCGAAATCCGATGATTCGTAACCCGAAAGGTATGAGAATGAATAACGGAGGAGGACAAAATTAGTGCATTTGGAGATAGATTATATGAATTAGGAGGCGTGCCTGTTTCTGGCGGAGTAAATGGGTCGCCTATTTTCGGTGGTGTATGGTTTGTTGACGGGACTAACGGGAGCAATAGCAATTCTGGAAGAAAACCAGGCAAAGCCTATGCGACCATTCAGAAGGCACTTACAAACCAGATTGCGAACTCAACTGGTCTGGGAGATGTAATTTATGTCTTCCCTGGCACGTATGCCGAAAGTCTTACCGGAACGATGAATAAGGTTGAGATTCGTGGTCTACAGATAGGTGCATCCCCGCACATGGCCTCGATTAGACCCACCAGCAGTTATTCTTATACTGGCAGTATGACGGATTCAGCTTTCAGAAACTTGATTTTGATGAGTCCGAGTTCTTCAAATACGGAATATGCCGCGATAATGCCGACATATATGGGATATTCTGCGATTGAAAATTGTTTTATTTGTGGGCGTGCAGCCGGGGCCGTTGTGGGAATACAAATCGGTAGTCCTACAGATCAAACTACTGCCGTAAAGTTCGACTTTAGTTCCATATCAAATAACATCATAAATACGTTTTATGGAACAGGTTGTTCGTTTACTTACGGTATTCAGCATTCGGCATTGACAGACACCTATGCTTCCACGAAACAAATGTGGGGTTCTGTGATTAACAATAATAGAATTACCGCATCTACTTGTGGGATTTCTATAGGTTGCCAAATAAACAAATGCTACGGAAGCCATATCAAGGGCAATATCATTGATAGTATGGAAAACGGATATGGCCCAACGTATGGTATCCAAAGTGTTTCTTCTGGAATGCAGAGTCTTATGGTTATCGAAAACAGAATCAAAGCACAGACTGATGGTATTCGAAACTTCTTGGATGAGAATGTTTTTGGTAATCTTATTTCACTCGGTGGTGCTGCTGTTGTTGGCGAAAGCCCTGACTATACGTAAGGAATGCGGGGTGGGAGGAGTTCCCTCCCACCCCAAGGAGTTGTTATGGGAATAACAAATACAGACATCATGGACAAGCTGCTTGAATTGGAAACAAAGATTGATGCAGACAGGTATAAGTATGATCTCTGTACGCATTGTAGTGGTGGGGTTATACCTTCATGCGTTTATTGTAAAGGCACTGGATTTAAATATAGCGGGAAAATGGTAAGCACGATATTGGATTCAGTACCAGAAGAACCGATTTGACGGGAGGATAAAATGAAAATGATATGTAAGAAGTGTGGATGTGAGGAATTTTCAACAGAATTGGAACCGAGTATATGTGTGAATTGCGGATCAAGTGACTGGAACCTTGTTGAAAAGCGAAGGGTCATCAAGAAAACAAAGGAGTAAAATTAAATGCTCCAAAAGGGGGAACATGGGGAAGTTTGATCTTGGGAATGCTTCAGTAGAAGTTGTCGCAGATGTAAAAAAAGATGTGGCGGCTTTGGAAAGAGCGTTAAAGGGTGGTGCGTTTGATTCCCGAACAGGAATAGGTCTGGACTTTAACCGATGCGGAACGGATGATTTAAAAAAGGAACTCCTTGAAAAGAAAGCATGGTTGAGGAAGTATACTCCTGAAAAACTAACGAAGGCTCAAGCGAACAAAGCCTATGCGAAAGCAAAAAAGTTAAAAGAAAAAATACAGGCGAAACTTATTCCTTCAAAGCACTATTATCAATTTTATCCTACGACTCGAAAGAAGGAAAAGGACTTTGATGACGTGGTAAACCATGAAGTCGATTTACTGCGAGACAGGGAATACAAAAGAGATGTGGCGGAGTATCGAGATTTAATGCGGCGATTAGACCCATCAGACCCAAGGGTGACAAACCTTGAAGAATTACGGGAAGGAAAAAATGTCCGTATAAGGCGGTAATTAAATGTCAACTGCAACGATGCAAGTTAATGTTATAAAGAAGCTGAAAGAACATGGGCTTTATGAAGACGCAACAATGCTTGAAAATGCGTTGAGATGGTTAAACGAAGGGTATAGGGATATGCTTTCGAGGCCGTGGTTTGATAAGACATTGTTGACTAAAACAAATTTTACCATGACAGATGGGCAACAGTCATATCAGTCTCCGAGTGACTTTGCAGGTATTTGCACCATGTGGGATGTTACCAATCAGACAGAAATCATAATGGTTACACCTGAAGAGTTCCAAAGAAACGTAAGTATATCTTCAGCAACAGATGAAACCTTTGAATCCGATGACGATACGGCTGTTTCTCTGGATAATAAGGCTATAGTCCAATACAGTGAAGTGGTTACAGATGATACGGATCATACCACAACCTATACCAGAGATACCGATTATTCAATGGGTTACACTGCCGGGACAATTACCGTAGATGCCGATGAGGCGATGTCGGATGAAACCGATTATTATATTGATTATCTTTACATGGGAAAGGGCAACCCTAATATATTCTGTGTTGAGTATGATTCCACCAACGCAAGATTTGTTTTCAGGATGAATCCTGTGCCGGACGGTGCCTATATTGCTACGTTGATTTACCCTGATTTCCCATCTGACCTTTCGGATTCAGTTGATTCGATATGGAGCAAGTTTGAGTTTGCTGTAGAACGGAGGGGGATATATTATGCTTCGCTGGAAATGTTTGAATCTAATGACCCTCTTATTGCGAGATTTGATATGGATTCAGAAAAAGCTCTTGAATTCCTTCGTCAAAGATTGGCAAGAATAATTCCGAAACACAACCGCATTTCGGTCATTATGAGGAAATCGGACTATTAAGGATGTTAAATGAATATCACCTATGGGCATTGTTATCTGGGGGTTGACTGGGCGACCCCACCCCATGAACTCCCACCTACTGCATTGGCGGATGCGGCAAATGTCGTGCCTACTTCTGAGGGTCTACCTACGGGACGGGGGGGAAGCGTCAAGCTCAACAACACTTCTTTGGCATCTGCGGTTACATCTTTTCACGAATTTCGAAGCGGTACAACCACAAACAAAATATGTTCTTATTCCACAAAGATAGCCGTGTATAGTTCTGGAACAGGTGAGTTTGTTGACAAGATAACCGGGTTGACTTCCGGGGCAATGTACCAATGGACTAATTATGGTGGTAAGGCAATCGGGGCAAATGGAGAAGATGCCCCCCAATATTGGACAGACGATGACAACAAGGGTGATTTAAGTGGTGACGCTCCTTCAGCACCTACCTGTGTCTGTGAATGGTCGAATAGATTATGGTTTCTGGAAGGAGCAACATTAACCGGAAGTGCCTTAAATGATCCTACTGATTATACCACTACTGGTGCAGACGGATATGTTTCTCAGACCGTTGGAGATTCTGGAGATAGCGGAACCGGACTCTTCGGCTTCTTTGATATTTTACTTATTGGCAAGCAAAACCAATTATACAAACTTGGATTTACGACGGCTAATGATACATCAACACTTTATATTGTTCCTGTTTATACCAAAGAAGCCGATTCAGTAGGATTTACTTCAAAGTGGGCGATAACACAGGTCGGCAATGATGTTCTTTTTTTAGACGGGTACGACATTAAACGCCTTTCAGGTATTCAGGAATTTGGTGATGTTGAAACTGCCTCAATTATTCCCCATTGTAAGGAGTATATCGCATCAGTAGCTGACCCGGATTACATTCAATACACGCAATTCTTTCATTATAAAAAAGAACAGCAGATATGGGTTTCAGTACCTACCGGGGCATCAACGAGATATGTTTTTGTTTTGGATTATCGGTTTAAATCTCAAACCGGGAGGTATTCTTTTTACCCGATGAGTGATTTGGTGGTTAATTGCTTGGGTGGTGTTCTTGATGGTTCGGTAACGAATATGTATTACGGCGATAGAACCGGATATGTTTATCAACTCGATATCGGAGATAACGATAACAGTTCAGCAATTTCAAGGCATTTCACATTTTGTATGTCTGGTAATCGAGGTGGGGAGAATCCCGTAACTCATGCACATGATTATCGTAAGAACTTCGCTTATTCGGACACCTATATCAAGGCAACCGCAGCCGCGTTAGCAATGACCCCGGGTTATGCTTTGGATTTAATGGATGCTGAACAGGTAAGAACTTCAGGGAATTATACGAGTTTATCAGCAGAAACAGTTACCGGATGGACAGGTACAGGAGTTACCAATAAACGGCTGAAACTTTGGGGAATTAACGGGAAAACTTTATGTATGAAGTGGACTCATGCAACGGTAGGGCAGAACTTTGTATTTTACCCAAGCAACATGTATTTTTCATTTAAAAGCAAAATGACAGTGGAGTAGGATTATGCCAGGTGACGGTAGTGACGGAATGGGAGGCTACGGAGGCTTTGGGGGTTTC